CAGCAACTGCTGTCGCATCGAGGGTGGCGGCAGGTCCGCCGCCAGCTTCGTCTGCGGCCAAGGCCGCATTGAGGCGCTCCGCCGCCAGTGTCGCCCCCTCTAGGGACGTCTCTGCCTCGGTTCCGGTCGCACGCATCGCTGTGCGCAAAGCCTCAACAGCTTCCAGCGGCTGCAGAGCACCGTTTGCGAGCGTGGCGGCCGTCTGCCTCCAGGCCTCTGCTGAGGCGGCGGCGGCATTGGCGGCCCCTGTCAGTCCGAGATCCGGCACCGCCAGCGGGCTATCCGCAAAAGCACCGGCAAAGGCGTCCTGCGCCGCACTGGCCGCTTGGGTCGCAGCGCCTGCAAACCGGTTCTCGAGTTGTCCCAGATCGAGATCGGCGATCAGGCTGATCTGGCGCTCCACGCCAAGTGCTTCAAGCCCGGCGTTCACGCCGCCGATGAAGCCATTGATCCGGGAGACGACGCCATTGAGCATTGCCTCGACGCCTTCAATCAGACTGTTCGCTGCCTGAAACGCGAGATCACCTATGGCGGCAGGTAAAAGCCCCCAGACAGCCTTGATCGCCTTGAACGCCCCCTCAAAACTGTTCACGGCAGCGTTCGCAAAACCAACGACGCCCTCGAGCGCGCCTTGCATTGCGGTGGCTGAAGCGGCCTGCACATCCGCAAAGGCGGCCATCGCAGAGGCTGCAAAGCTGCCAGCGCCCATCTTGATCCGTTCCCAGACCTCGCTCACCAAATTGCCCAGCAGCGCCATGGCATTTCCGAAGCCGCCAGCGCCGGAGACAAGCAGGCCGAATTGGTAGATCAGTTCACCAGCACCGACGATGAGTGCCCCGATCCCGGTGCGGATCAATGCGCCGCGCATCACCACCAGCGCAGTTGCGAGGCCGTGTACGGAAATCGCCGCAGCCGCCATTCCGGCTACCCAGCGCCCGGCCAGGAGGGCCGCGAACGTACCGGCGTAGGTCGTCAGCCGGCCGATATTGTCGAAGAGCCCCCTGATGGCGATGCCGAGCGGTCCGGTGCGACTGGCCACGGCCGCCATGGCGTTGGCGACGGCTTCAAGCGCGGGAGCTGCGGCAACCGCCAGCTGGTTCGAAAGCCCGCGCCAGATCAGACCGAGTCGGGAGATCGCGTCATTGGTCCGCTCGATCTGGTCGGCGTCCTGTTCAGAGACGACGACACCGAAGGCGAGAACATCCTCCGTCGCTTGGCGCAGCGTCGCCGTGTCGATGCGCGACATGGCGATCGAGCCCTCTTCGCCGAAAAGTTGACCGGCGACGGCGGCGCGCTCGGCGACCGGCACGAACGCCTCGATGGCCGCGTTGATCGCCCCCACACGCTGATCCAACGGCAGGGCAATCAAGTCGGTGGCAGACAGTCCCAGTCGCTCCAGAGCGCCGGCAGCGGGACCTGTCCCGGCAGCCGCCTGGCTGAGACGACGCGTCAGGTCCTTCGTCGCCTGTTCGATTCCGGACATGGAAACACCAGCCAGTTCGCCCGCACGTTCCAATGTCTGGATCGACGCGACCGTCGTGCCCAGCGACTGCGCGAGCTTCGCCTGCGCATCGACGGTCTGCAACCCCGAGCGGACCATGGCGACGCCTGCAGCCGCAGCGGCAACCACTGCAGCGGCAGCGGCAACCCGGACGCGTCGGGCGAACGCCGCCAGCCGAGCGTTGGCCGCTTCCATCTCCCGGCTGAGACGACCGAAGCCACGCGCGCCAGCCTCGCCGACACCTTCCAGCTCGGCGCGCACCTGCCGTCCACCCACGGCCGCCAAGCGAACGCTAACGCGTTTCTCTACCATTGGAATGATCCATCTGTTCGTAAAGTTTTGCGACCATCACCGCTTCGATGACGGGCAGCAGTTCGGCCATGACGAGAGGCGGGATGCCTAGGGCGTCACCGAGTGCCAGCGCTGCGGTCAGGTCCCAACCGATCACGGCGCCGGGCAGCACACGCAGCTGGCCACCGAGGCGATCGACAAGGTCCCAGACCTGCCATCCTTCAAATGTGATGGGCCGGTTCAGCCGCGCCGGGCAGTCCGGGCAGGCTTGCGCGCAGGCTTCACAATAGCGGTCGCCCCCGCCGAAGGACCATTCGGCGAGAGCGCGGAGACGTTTTTTTCCTGTTCCAGCAGCAAGCCTTTGGACACATAGGTCAGCTGGAGGGCCTCGAAGATCGGCCAGATGTCGAGAAGTGCGTCGATGGCTTTCGGGCTCGGGTCGATTGGAGTCCCGTCTGCGTCACCGATGCCCTCCCATGACAGTATTGCTTTCCGGGCGAGCGCCTTGGCGAAGGCGACGGCGCGTTCCTCGTCAGACGCCTCCTCGGGGACCGCCTCCAACGCGTTGTCGCTACGCGTTGCAACCATCAGCGCCGTGGTCAGCGGGCGCAGTTGCACGCGGACGCCCGGCGCGAGATCATGCCAGCGGGGCGTGTTCGTCAGATCGAGTGTCAGCATCAGTACACCTCGATGTTGTTGACCAGCGTGGCGGTGCACATCCGGCCGACCGTGCTGTCGCGCGCGGCTTGCCAATCGAAAGTCGCCTGCACGCCCTGCGGCCCGGAAATCTCGATCCGGGGGCGCGGCAGATAGACGGCGTGCACGGTAAAAGTGAAGCTCTCGCCAGACGGCAACACATAGGCAAACTCGAGCTCGCAGGGATCGCCGTTGATCGCCTGTGTCACCAGCGTCTGATCGGCGAAGCGCACTTCGATGGAACCGGTCAGAGCCGCAATGGACGGGTCTGCCCCGTCGATGCGACCGTCCGAGCGGATGGTCTCAATCCGGTCGAGGTTGTTGGCATAGGTGATGTCGGCCGAGACCACGTTGCCAAGGGCACTGCCATTACGGGTGATCGCCCCGTTGAAATGGCCGAAGCGCTTCAAGTCCAGCGCGGCCGGCGTGCCTGCACTCGTCGTCGCGCCTACGGTCTCGCCTTGCGCCACCAGCCGAGCCGTTGCGGTCAAAAGACCAGATCGCTGCATCTGCCAGTTGATCTGGTCAAGCACGCAGCCGGAATACATCGCGTAGCGCGGCACCTCGGGCATGCCCGTCTCTATGGACATGCTGGGCAGCGTCCAGGACCCCGACTGAAACTCATGGCTGTAGGGGGCTTCCGTCCCGGTCGTGGTCGGATCGCCAAAGGCCGCCTTCAGCCAGAACCCAAAGGCCTTGGCGTCAAGCGGCACCACGACGTCGCCGTCCGCCGTCACCGCGTCCTTGATCGGTGCCAGCGGATCGCGGCCGTAGCCGAGCAGTTCGGAGTTCAGCAGCGGCTGCTCGGCGCCGAGCGATGTGCTGGCGAAGGGCATCTTGGTGAAGCTGCCTACCGGGGGCGTTCCATAGATAGTCTCGAACGCAAGCGCCATCTGCGCCCGCGCCCCTTGGGCTCGTGCCATTGTCATGTCCTTTCGTGGTATTCAGAAAGCAGCGTTCCGCAACGCGTGCCGTGACCGTGCCGGGGCAAGGCTGGCGTGCGTCAGGGAAGCATGATGCCCCAGAGGGGACTTTTTGAAGCCTGCTGGTTCAGACGACGCGGCCGCTCCTCGCCCATGATACAGCATCCTCCAGCCTGTCGTCGCCCCAGAAGACTTCGCCGTCCACCACAAAGCTGGGGGCGCCAAAGACACCAATGTGTTTTGCCGTCTCGGTTTCGACGGCAAGAGTATCCTCGATAGCGGATGATCTCGCGGCCTCGATGACCCGACCCGGGTCCTGACCGATTTCCCTCAGGCTTGCCGAAAGGTTCGGCTCGCTTCCGGCCGGGTGTCCGCCCTCGAACCATTTGCGGTAGGTCGCAACCACATAGTCACGCCCCCAACCCTCCTGCATGCCGAGCAGCGCGACCTGGTTGGCCAGCGGGAGGTTTTCGAGCGGATAGGGTGCCGGCACCTTGAGCGACAGCCCGTATTTCCCGGCCCGCCGCTCGAAGTCGCGCCACATGTACGCGGCTTTCACCGGCTTGCCGGCAAAGGGGATGTTGTTCTGCTCGACGAGGATCGTGCGGATGTTGAATGGCCGCCAGTTGAACGTCAGACCGTGCTTGCTGGCATAGGCAGGCAGACGCATCACCGTGAGGCAGGTGTACGTGCTCCCGATCGAGAACCAGAAATCTATGGGTGTCATTCGCTGCCTCCGCACATGATTGCCTACAGGATAGCACGTTTCGGTCTGATTCACCCCAACGGATCAGCCGTCGTGTAGTGCAGCACCACCGGGATCACGGCCGCCTTGAGGCTGGCCGCCCCCTCGACGGGCAGATCGACCGGGCGCGGCGCTTCAGCCTCGATCCAATCGCAGAGGTCGCCCAGGGTGCGGTCGGCGGCGAGCGCCGCGCCGATGCTGGTGGTCAGTGTATCGAAGCCAGCGTCACGGTCGGTGCCCTGCACAACCGCCTCGATTTCGGCGCGGTGCTGGTAGTGGTAGCGCAGCGGCGACAGCGTGACCTCGGGCTCTCCTGGTTCGCCGTCACGCAGGATCAGCAGGCCCTCAGCGGGCACGCGCTCAGGCAACACCTCGCCGCGCAGGACAGCGGCGGGCAGCGCCGAGAGCCGCGCTTGCAGTGCGGTGAGGACGGTTTCGCGGATGGTGGGCAACGGAGAACCTCAGAGTAAAGACGCACTTGCTGGATTGCCAAAGTCCCAATTTTCAAGCAGTTTCAGGAACATGCGCGTATCCGATATGATGAAGCCCGATGGGCGAGTGTTTCTTAAGAGCGAGTGGGGCCAGATCAGTGATGAGTGGCCCTGCGTATCCTTCACCAAACGGTCCGTAGGTGACCGGCTCAGGCGTGAGTTCTTGGCTGGGCGGGACGTCCTCGTTTACGTCGGCACAACCAGCACTGAAATGACGCGTCTGCCGGAACACCGCAGCCGCCTCATCTCGGCAGTGACCATCGAGCCCAATCAGATTCTTGAGACGCGCAAGATCGTGCCTCCGGACATCTGGGCGAACTCGAATGCGCACTGGGGCGATCGCTGGCCCCACTCGATGGCGGTGCTGGCAGCGGCCAACATGGTCGGGCCGCCATACCCCGCCGCACATGACACGATCCCAATCGCATACCGATCCTTCGCCGAGATCGCCAATAGGGGCGCTGTTGTCGAGGCGACGGGCGCCGAGCGAGAGGCCGTTATGGCGCTCGAAATCGAGCCCATCAGCCTGAACCTTCGCGAAGACGTTGCCAACTATCTCGAACTGCGCAGCAGCGTGTCGGCAGAGGTCGAACCATCGGTCAAGCAAGAAGCCTACCGGATGGCGATGCTGATCATCGATCGCGTCAAACGCGGCGGTGAGACCGGAGTGAAGGTAAATCCGCTGCGATCAGCGCCGAACCTATCCGATCTCAATTCCCTTCTTGTCCGCAGATGGGGCGAACAAGGTGGACTATGCGCCCTTTGTGGTGGCGCACTGGTCGCCGGTGGAGGCAACAAGGTGCTCCAGCCGTCCGCGGATCGAACTGACAGCGCCAACGGTGCCTACGACGATGGAAATGTCGGGATCACGCATCTCGCGTGCAACCTGGCCAAGAACAAGTACGGTCTGGACGAGTTCGAGGACTGGCTGACGGTACTCAGGGGCGTCGATCTCTGATCTTGTGGCGCATTAAGTCAGAGTCGCTATCGGATCCTACCCTCCACCCAATTAGCCACGATCAACCCCGGCACGCTGTCGAGCGCCCGTTCAGCATCGCGGTCGAGATTGAGCCGCTTCGGCAGCTTGACCTGCGGCACCAGAAGGAAGATCGGCGCGGTGACCTTTCCGCGTCCGGTCTTTGAGCGCGACACTACGGCCTGACCCTTTGTGTTCAGCCGTCCTTCCGCCACCAGCAGGCTCGGACCCGTCCGGCGATAGACGAAGCGCAGACGCAAACCGCGTCGCCGCTCCCATTCACCCGGCGTGATCCGGCCACCACGGGTGGATTTGCCTGCGGCGGGCAGCGGGATTGCTAGCCAGAAGCCGTCCTTTGATCGGATCAATGGACCGGTGTCGTGTGCGCTGATGATCACAGGCGCTTTGGACCAGACCAGTGTAGCAGCATTGAGGCTCTCGCCCGACCGTGGGAAGTTCTTATTGCGGATTGAGTTTGCAAGCCGCCGTCCAAGTCCCGCGCCAGTGATCTGCATACGCCAGGCAGTCTTGAGCCCGGTCCCGGCCTCGCGCATAGCAGCTGTCACCGCGCGTTCGCCCGCAGCGACCTCTGCTGCCATCATCGCGACGATGTCGGGATCGATGTCGAGCTTCAGTTTCACGCGGGCCTCAAGTCTACGGTCCAGACCAATCGTTCCCGGTCACGAACAGGCTCGCCCTGAATGAGGAACGCCTCGCCGTCCATTTCCAAACGGTCTCCCGGGCGCGGGGCCGGAACCTCAGCGACACGCAGGTCGATCCGTGTCGTTTCCGACCAAAGCCGTGCATCGCCGAAGTCGGTGATCGCATCAGCCTGCCGCGAGACGACGCGCACCAGCATGGGCGCGCCGCCCTCCGAGGTATAGACAGCCTCACGACCAATATTTTGATCAGCGAAGAGCATGTCGACGGCGGCGGAAAAGGCAGACATTACGTCCGCCGGGCGCTGCGCAAAACCTGCGGCCGGGTGCAGATCGGCAGTGGGTTACTCTCGATTTCCAGCCGCACCCATTCATCCCGCTCCCGATCCGGTATCATTCGCGCATAGAGCGGCAATCCGATCGTATTGACCGTCTCGAAGGTATCGGCGGGGGCAAAGTAGATCTCGAAGAGACCCTCAATGCCCTGCGGATAGAAGAAGGCTTTGTCCGTCGGCACCCCGATCGTGGCGCTACCACCATAGCGGCGGAAGGTAATACCTCCGAAAGTGAACTCATCAACCGCCCTGCCCCGCAATTCATTTGCCGCAGCCGTGTTGAGATAGGTTTCGCGGATCTCTTTGTTCGCCACGAGATCCGCAAAGAAGGCCGAGCCACATTCCGCGCGCAGTTGGACAGGTCCAACAGCTAGTCCCCCCAAACTGTCCTCAACGCTTTCGATCAGAGCCTGGCAGCGCTTTCTGAGTGCCCCCGAAGCAGGCGACTGGTTATCGAGATCAAAATCGATCTCAGCGGCAGGCGTGATCCCAAACTCATTGGCAAAGTTAATCACCACCGCACCATCGCGGGGGTCTTTGACCAGCCCCTGAATGCCATTGAGGAGGTGATACTCGAACGTCGCCTCGGCATCAGCGCGCAGCCGCCGCATGCGACGCGCAACCTCGGCTTGCGCCTGTTGGGTCACACTTTCAGAGCCAAACTCCCGGATGCCCTGGATCTCAGATGCCCACAGCACGTCTTGCTTCTTGAACTGCCGGCATACAAAGGCCCGTACCTGGCGGCTCTCGGGCGTTTGCTGATCAAAGCCGCTGCCGCGCTCGGAGAACGGGATCAGCGACAAGGTCCCATCCCGGCTTTCGATGACAACTGTCCGGGTGCGCACGCCCCGCTCACCGAACAAATCAGAGCCCGACAGTGTCGCCGGTTTGAAGGGAATATTTTCAAGCGCACGGGTCAGTTCAATGACGGAGAAGGCATCGCCTTCAAAGATATCCATGGTGGCCATAAGCCAGCCTCCTTGATGTGATAGGTTGGGGGCTGCGCCTCAGCGCAGGATAATGCCAATTGTGGCGAGCGCCGTTGTTGCAGCCGTGATCTGGGCCTCGGTTGCACCGTCGGGCCAGATGAGCTCGTGGCGGTTGACGATGGCGGGGCCACGCAGGACGACCACAGCAGCCGCATCGGCTGTGCTGGCATCCACAGCGTCCCATAGAAGGCCAGCCGCGTTCTGGCTGCCATTCGTGGCCGCAGGTACGAGGGCCGTGAACTTGCCGCCTGTGGTGATCTTTCCGAGCACGGTGCCGGGCTCGAGCTTTCCGGCACCAGAAGCGACGGTGACGGTTTCTCGGGTGTAATCGCGCAGGACTTCCCAGACGAGGAAGCCACCTGCGTGTTTGCCTTCAGTGAGCGTGGTCATGGACGCTTATCCTTTCGTCTTGAATGTGCGGGCGATGACCTCGCCCCAGGGATTTGTGGTGGCCGCCCACCCGGGCTGGGCATGCGCAGCGGTGATGTCGGGAGTTGCCTCGGCCTTGGCCGCGAGGAGCCGGTTGCGGACCTCGTCGAGGCTGGCGTTCTCTTCCAGAAAGCACCCAGCTATCTGCGGCTGGCCCGCAAGGCGACAGAGATCGATCACAGCCCGTGCATGGGCGATGGCCTCGGCGAGAGCCCAGACGATCCAAACGGGGCTTGCTCTCGTTTTGTTTGGCCTCTCGGCGGGCCTCGCAATTTTCGGGTCTTCCTTGATCACGGGCTTTGCCTGCCTTGCGGCATTGCTGATCGGCGCGGCCCTTGCCTTGCCTGTTGTCGGAGGGGCCGTTCTTTCGGGGCTGGGGCACTTGGCCCGCAGCGCGATGGCGCAATGGGCTTTGGCCGATACACGGCAGCAACTTCCCGGTTTATCCTTGGCCCTGATGGCTTTGCTTCTGGCACTGGCGGCAAATATCGGGGTCTCAACCATGGTGGGTTCATTCCGCGCGACCTTTACGGGCTGGCTGGATCAACGACTTGCAGCCGAGCTTTATG